TACAATATCCAGATTGTTCATCTTACGAAAATCATTAGTCAAAGGTTCGAGAGCAACCATTGCTTCAATCAAAGGAGTATTGGACAATTCTTCAGAATAGGGGCGAAAAATAGTTCGCGAGTAACGACCACCATAAGAGTTCGATAGCGCAAGAACATTCTTCATACAGCGAGTGTATTCGGAAGCTTTCATATTTGAATTCAAATACTCTCGCAAGTAAACATGAGTCAAATACAATTCTTTATCGTTGGAAGAAAATCCGTTCAAACCCATACCCTCATTCGGAAAATCAACATTACGACAAGCAACATTATTTCCGAAACCGTACACCACAAAAGGAATATTAACTTTGCGACAGAATGCGGTCAAAATTAGAACTTGCTCAAGTGCATGTTTCATACAGTTGATCATCGATCCTGACCGATCAAACATGATAACGATACCATGAGACTTACCTTTTGGAACTTTTGTAAGTTTACGGAAAAGATTATCTTCAATTTGATATTTGTAGATACGATTTACATCGATATCGCCAGTCTCAGAAATTTTCTGTTTGGAGAACTTCGATGCAGATTTACGCATCTCAAATTCTTTGGCTAACAAACTAATGTAACGGTCATTTTTATTCTTAAACTCGGTATAATACTCAGAAATTTTCTGTTGAATTTCTTCATGAGTCCAACATGCATTCATCAACTCATGGACACGCTTATATGGAGTAACGATTTTGTTTAGAATTGGTTTAGGAATATCAACATAAACATAGTCGCGACTTTCTTTCGAAAGCAACTTTGATTCATTATTGCGAAAAGCTTCATCTGTAACACAAACGGGTTCGAAGTTGCGCTCGCCAGAAAAAGGTGACGATTCTTTGAATCGATTTAGAATATATTCATCATTCTCGGTCGATTCTTCTCCATCACCATCATCGGACTTGCGAGACTTGTTAGAGATATCGGAACTTTCCTCCGACTCATCTTCTTCCTCATCACCATAATCATCAAAATCAAAATCATCACCGAAGTCAGAATCATCCATATCTTCGAACGAAGAGGAGATTTTCTTCATCTGCTCCTGCATCAATTCTTTTTGTTCTTCCTTCGAGTAATCATAGATGGCACCAGTTACACGAACAACATCTTCCCAAGTTTCACAAGATTCGACCTGAGAAACGAGAATTTGCTCTTCATCAGTAAAGGTAATACCTTGATTAACACCAGCTTTGGTGTACAAATTCAATCGATCAATGAAAGGCATATCATCAATCTTTCGATCTTTAATGCCAAAAAAATCCTTATCGATCAAGCTTTGATAAGCCTTAACAAAGGAAGGGCGAAGACCAGGGTAGCGCCGCTTGATTTTTTTCTCGATACGAGAATCTTCAACCACATTCAAAAAGTGCTTGAAGTTTTTATTGAACTTGCCAGTTCCCATGACTGCATTATGCCAGCCCTCTTCTGGAGTTTCTAATGCATGACCGACTTCGTGACCTAGAAGAAGATCATAAAGTTCACCAGACATATTTTCCCAGATAGGGCAGTAGAGTGTGCGATTCTTCAAATCGAACATAGCCGTTTGAATCTTTTGATGTTCGACTCGGATGTTCTCACTAGCCATAAGCTTGGCTAGTTGAGATTTAGATTCTTGGGTGAATTGCATTTCGTTTCCTCACGTTATGAAACGATTCTACACAGTTCAGAATGCTTTGTCAACACTGTTGTAAAAATACAACACTATCGTCCTACTTGATTCAGGTACTTATCTTTTGTTTCTTCCCAAGTCATGTAAATGAGGTCATCATAAAATAAGGTTTCATCTGACACTTTTTCTTTCTTCTTCAGAAAACCGATTCGTCCTCTTGCATGTTTTTCTTTCCAGATTTTGACCAATGCTTCGGTGCTGCTATCAAAAGTCTTTTTCATATCTTCGAACTTGCATTCTTTTCTGAGAAAATCAGAAGTCTTATCGTACAGAGGTGTAAAATAAATTCCTCGCGCATGTTCAGAGCGAACTAATTCTTTTGGTACACCCATCTTTGAGTAGGTAAAGTTCAGCGACCGATTCTTGTGGTCTCTTTTAAAAGGTTGACCAGCAGGATTGGTTGCCACATACCATTCAAAATATCTTTGCGTATGATTTACTTTCAACCATTGCTCAATGTCTTTACGTGTTTTCTTGCTTGGTTCAAAAGAAACAGAACCAGCAGTGAAGCCCATAGGCTTCCAATGATCCAGATTATCATACTGGCTCAGACCGTTTGCTTTTGTTTTACCATAGAGAGAAGTTGTTGTGACACCAACAAGCTTATCACCATAAACTTTTTCCCATAGATGCTGAACTTCATCAGACAAACAAAGCAGTGCTAGAAGTTTACCACCCACATAGTTATAACCTAGAGGCTGAAAAGGAACAATGGTCGAACCGATTGCAGTATGATTAATCATTCGACCTTGTGTTTTGATTTCTCTCGACCAACCGATAAAACTATCTCTTGGTGTTAGATCGAGAAAGTCGGATGAAATACAAATAACACCGAGATATTTTTTTGATGTACGATCTTTAACAAAGAAGTTCAGATTTCTTCCGATGTTGCTGTTATTCTTCATCGTTGAGATGAATGTGCGAGCGGTGTTCCAATACTCAGGAAGATTCGATCTTTTTATTTTGATATCGACAGTATCACCATCAACAGTTTCTTTCTGAATGATTGTTGAATCATCTGTCCATTCAAGATATGGATCAAGACTCATATAATCATCCGGGCTAGTTGGCTTCCAGATATTCGATTTAATGTGATCGATCATATCACCTTGTTCAGGATTCACAAGTTGTTTTTCCGAACCAAAGAGAGTATTCGTTTCTACAACGGGATATTTTTCTTGGACTTCACACCATTTTTGATAGAGAGTATACTCTTTAACGTCCATTTGTGAAACATAGGACAGTTCACGAATAACTCTTTCGGTCAGTTCTTTTTCATCAATCGTCTGGAAAGACTCGGAAGGATTAGCTTCCGACCATTCTTTCCATTGTCTCTTAACATCATCAGTCCAATTTTCCATTCAATTTCCTATGATTTGATTCAATCTCTCAGAGAATCTTTCGTAATACCACTCTTCAGAATATTGCTTACTAATATAATTTAGGAAAACTTTTTCTTTATATTTTTCAATCTCTGGTATTTTACTATAAAGTTCTTCAACAGAAGAAACTCTCTGCCAAGGATCAGCGACTAGAGTGTTGTCTTCATCATAGTTTTTCCATACAAAAGGAAAAATATCACAAGCGATAGCTTCATGATATCGACTCGTAGTTGCTTTACTATCAAGCCAATTAAAACAAAGAGTAGACTTACCTTCTTCCAAGATGGGAACCAGATTATACATCGAATCAATTTTTTTGTCAGGTACAATTGAGTTGTACTTGCCGATAAAGTAGGAAGATATTTTGTTATCTTTTTTAATGCGTTTGAAAACTGTATGTCTCTCATCTCCACTTTCGATGTTATCAATCAGTTTTCTTTTGTCGCATCCCCAATAAACAAAATCATAATTTCTTTCAGTTTCAAACAGTTTGATACCTCGTCTTTGTCGGATAAAAAAGTATTTCATTCCGTGAAGACCACCAGGAATATCCATCTCATCAAAAGTAGAAAACTTTCCTATCAGATGCCCAGCAAAAGTTCTTTTTCGATACAGTTCTTCATTGTCTGCTCGGTCACTACGCACAATTACAACATGTTTATTGTGAAGATGACCTCCAATTTGATTTACAAATTCATCCGATCTTTCTTTGTGTCTTTGGTCAACATAACCTTTGATGTGTTGAAAAAATTCATTCTCACTGGGAATCAAAATGACATCAGAATCAGCAATGTCATCTAGTTTTTTTCTATTAGCGGCACCCCAGCCGAAATTACAAACACCATAATCGTGTTGAGGGTTTCGTACCATATACTCTTTGAAAAGATAATAGAAAGAATCCATAATATCATGGAGAGGTTCTTTGTAATTAGTACCGCTTCGCAATCTAGCAATAGTCAATTTCATCGTTTGGACTTTTTAATTCGATTAATTAATTTCACTTGTTTATCTTTAGCCATCTTTAATGCAAGAGGACCTACATGCTCAGTGTAAACTATTCCATTCATGTGGTCAAGTTCATGTTGAAAAACGTGGGCTGTAATACCATCAAAAATTTCATTACGCAATTTTCCGGTTTCATCATTAAATTCCACTTCGATTTTCTGATATCTAGGTACATACAAAAACAAACCAGGATAAGATAAACATCCTTCTCTCATCTTAACTGGATCGCCATGCTTTTCGGTGATTCTAGGATTGAAGCAGACGATTTGCTCTTCTGGGCTACCCATAACAAAGACGCGGAACTTATAGCCACATTGATTGGCTGATAAACCTAACCCGCTATTGTCAACCATAGTTCTTTTCAGTCGCTTAATAAAGGTTTGAATTTCTGGTGTTGTAATTTGATCAACATCGAATTCAGACAACTGCTCTGAAAGAACTTTCACATTTTCGTTAAAATTATGAAAGATAGGTAGAGGCTCAATAGGAGCCGGTTGCGTCACCCTAGTTGGTGATGTATTAATAACTAGATATTCGTCACTCATCTATCCATTCCTCTGCAAAATCTTCAGCTTGTTGTTCGGTATAAAAAAATTCAGTTTTCAAAAAATTAGTTTGTTTATCGTGGCAAAGGACCATGAATCGAACACAGTCATCTACACGATATATTTTTGTGATTTTAGTATCACCATAGTATACACTTAACTCTATCACATTACTATCCTTGAGAAATTATTTACCTTTTCAAATCGTATCATATTCCTAAATTTGTCTTGTAAGATATCTCCTTTGTGTGAGATAACAAACAGGTTAACATCCTCAAGCATATGCAAAATTTGCATCAAGTATTCAGTTCCATTTGTATCCAAAGAAGAATCGAAAACCTCATCTAGAATCAGAAGATTTGTATTGGCGGAGTTCTTTAACTTAGCCACAGCGCGCCAAGTCAACATCAGTGCCATGTCGATTCGCTGTTTCTCACCTTCACTGAATGAAGCATAACTAAATTCGTCCCTATGCCTAGATTTTATTGTCTCTTTAAATGATTCATCAAGATTAAAATTAACAAAGAAATCTAAAGAAGACAAATTTTTATTCACAAGTTTGTTTATAATAGGTAGGTATTGTTTAATAATCTTAGTTTTGATTCCAGTATCTTTCAAAAGAATCGATGCGGTTTCAAGATAATTCTTATCTTCTATAAGAGTCTTTTTTGTTTCTTCCAATACAGCAATTTCTTGTTGTATGGCTTTCAATTTAAATTCATCTTCTTCAATATCTTTTGTATCATTCTTCAGCGATTCAATTTCTTTCTTCAGTTTTTGAATATACTTCATAGACTGATTGATTGACATAGAATTGGATGCAGTTTGTATCTGTAAGTCTTGAACTTCTTTCGAGACAGAATTTATTTCTTTCAATCTATCTTGAGTAGTTTTTATCTGGAAAGATATTTGTTCAAGACCTTTTTTCAATTGATCTTCTTTTTCTTCCAATGTTTTAATTTGATCTTGTTTAAACCCTTCCTGAATGACCTGCTTACAAGTTGGGCACGAATCATTCAGACAGAAAAAATCTTTATCTTTTTTATGCTTAGAAAGATTTGTTTCAATTTTTGTTTCGTACTGAAAAAGTTTCTTCGAAGTATTTTCGGTAGTGTCTTTATCTAGAATTGAATTCTGAAGAGATAATACTTTTTCTGACAGTTCGATTCCAACTTGTTGGAGATCATTAATTTGTTTTTGTGTTGCATCAATCTCTTGCTGTTTTTTATCAATCAGATCAGTATTATTTTGCTGTAGTTTGTTTACATGTTCTTGCTGAAGTTCTAGAAGTGCTTCTTTTTTCTCTATAGAATTTCTAACAATCTGTAGCTCATCTTTGTTGTTCGAAATCTTTTCTTTCAATACATTATTCATAGTTGAAAAGATTTGAATGTCCAACAAGTCTTCAATAATCGCTCGTCTGTCAGCAGCAGAAAGTTGCATGAAAGGTGTGAACGATGCGCTACCTAAAATTACAATTTGTGTAAATGATTTGTAATTCAGTTTCAGTATCACCTTTTCAAGGTGTTCTTGATAATCTTTTGATGCTGCATCTTGATTTAATAGATCACCATCAATATAAATTTCAAAGATGTTCGGCTTCATTCCTCGAACGATTCTGAAATCTTTACTACCAATAGAAAATTCACACTCAACCAAACAATCTTTTTGATTGATAGAGTTGACTAACTGAGGTTTATTGATATTTCTAAATGCTTTTCCAAATAGAACAAAACACAATGCATCAAGCATTGTGGATTTACCAGCACCATTTGAGCCTACTACAAGCGTATTTGTATTACGACAGAGATTTATTTCTGTGAAGTAGTTGCCTGTAGAGAGAAAGTTTTTAAATTTAAGAGTCTTAAAAAATATCATTCTGTAGTTTCAATAGTCAAAGATTCAACATAAAGTTCTCGCATTAAATTTTTCAGTTTATTACCATCAATATTTAATGATGCACCATCAATATATTTTGATAGAATCGTCATGGTATCTTCAGCTTGATCGACCAATTCTTCATCATCAGTTGATTCGAATTCCATAACGTCTTCAACAATAGACAAATCAGATACTCCCACTTTATAAAGTTCATTGACAACAGTATCAAATAGGAAAGAATTCTTTTTGTTGCAAACAACTATCTTAACATAAGTGTCTTTGTATTGCCCATAATCAAAAGACTTCCAGTGATCGAAGTCTTCTTTGCTGTCATCATAGTATATTTTATGAAACATTTTATATGGATTTTCAACAAATGTCAAATCCCTATTTTCAGTGTCGAAAACGTGAAAGCCTCTTCTATCTCCTTGATCAGCCCAAGTAATTTCATATTGATTGCCCAAATAATAAACGGTGCCGTCATTTGACTTATGGTGAAAATGACCAGAAAGAACCAGATCAAATCTATCGAAAACATTTCGTTCTATCCCTGTATGGCAAATATTGCCTCTGTCCATTTCGAAACCGGATATCTCAAAGTGCCCAAAAACAACTTGACTTTTTGTATTCTCAAGAAATCGCATCGACTCTTCGTAATTGGAAGAATTGATCCAAGGCACTAGAGAGATTGAAAGATCATCATAGTTTTTATCTAGAGGTGAAATATAAACATTGATGTTATCATAATGATTGAACAATTCGTGTATTGCATTTATTTCATTGGTATTTTTGTATGTTACATCATGATTGCCAACAATTACATCCATAGTTATGTTTTCACGAACCAGCACATCAAAAAATCTTTTTCTCCATTGATTCAGTATCACATAGTTAATAAATTTTCTTCTATCAACAACATCACCCAAATGAACGATATGTTTGATGTTATGCTCTTTCAAATAAGGAAAGAATACATTTTCCCAAAACTTGAAGAAAAATTCATTAAACAAGAGGCTGTCTCCTCTCGCTCCAGCATGAGTATCATTTATAAGTGCAATTCGCATTAATACTTACCATTTATCTTTAATAGATTCAGCTTCTTGTACACGTTTGCGAAGTTCGGTTGTAGAGAAACTGTGTCTTCTTTTATTATAGAAGATCGGCATATTCATTTCTTTCCCGGTAAAAGTTTTATCCCGATATTCTTCACCAACAATTCTAACATCAATTGGATAAGAATTCAAGATGTCTATGAGGTCTTTTTCCGTAGCATATACAACAATTTCATCAATATACTTGCAAGCCTGAAGTTGAACGTATCTTTCAAATATTGATTGTATAGGTTTGTTCTTTTCTGACCTGTCCAATGTTGGATCGGTTTGCAATCCAACAATCAGATAATCACATTGTTCTTTTGCATCTTTTAACATCATGATATGCCCAGCATGAAATAAATCAAATGTTGAGCAAGTGAATCCTACTTTCAAATCATCCTTCATTTGTTAGTTCTTCTTCAAAAAATTGTTCTAGACCTTTTTTGTTTTTCTTTTTGTTTCTTTTCTTCTCTTCAAAATTGTGAATGAATTCGGAAATGTTATCGTAGATTACGAATTGTTTCATATTTCCATCAGAGTCTTCATAAAGCTCACCCTCATCCAAAATACCAAATTGTTCCGTCGCCTTATACTTCACATACATCTGCTTCTTTTCTTTTTGAATCCTACGAAGAAAAGCATAATAAATTATCTGTGTAAAGTAGGCAAAAGGATTGTTAGATTTTGTTGGGTCAAAATTTCTAAAATACATAATGCAATTTTCGATGCCATCACAAATCATTTCTTCTCTAAATGAGTATGAGATAAAGTTCGGTTTTCTGGAAAGATGTTCAGCAATCTTCAGAAAACATTCACCGATATAGTTGGGTACAATAGGTTCATTTTTATTTTCTTTCTTTGCTGTGTCACAATCTTCTTTGTACTTGATTAGAGCATTTAAAAAATCTTCATTGTTGACGTAGTGTTTACTTTTTGTCATTCATTACTTCCTATTATTTTGCTTGACAAGAGCCAGGCATAGACATATAATGCTGGTGTCCAAGCTTGAGATTAATGTAAGGTATGTCCTTTAGAAGTTTCTTCTACTTCTAGCAATTCTTCCTCATCGTATTCTTCTTCTGAGAGTGCATCTTTTTGATCAAGAAGAGATGTGTCAATCAGCTTTTCATTCATTTTAATAATTTCATTACACTCATCAACTGCTGATAGATAATATTCAACTAATGAACTCTTTGGTTCAAAAATAGAAACGATCCTATGTGCGTGTATTTTAGCAGAGTTGATTTTCAAAAGTTCAGCAGGCATCCAAGGGCTCATCATGACCATAGATTTACCTGGAGTAATTCTTTTAAAGAAAAGAGTCATCGGGTTATTCATCACAATAGTGTCAGTTTCTTCCTCAATTTGGTATGAAGTAATGATATCTTCTCCATCTTCAAGCCTTATTATTTTTATATTATGCATTTTTTAACTCGATG